CGCTCTCGTTGCCTTGATTGTCTGTGCCTGTGCATTATTTAACTGCTTCTGCCAGTCCTCCACTCTGTTTCCGGCTCTTTGGTAGGTGGCTTCACCTTTTTCCACCTTTTCCGTTAATTCACTGACTGCTTCCTGCTGCCGTGATAACGCTTCTTCTGAAACATCCGAAGACTGTTTCATTTCATCCAGTGTACTTTGTGCCTGTTCCAGCTTTGTGCGGTACTCCTGGAGTTCTGTTCCAACACGTGCATAATCTTCCTGTGCATGTGTCAAACCTTTCCTTACTGCCTCCTCTTTTTCTACCTGCTTATCTAGCGTCCTTGTCAGGACCTCATTCTTCTTACGCAATGTATCAACCGAGTTTGCATTTCCCGCCGTTTCCGCTTCTACAAGCTTCATTTCCGATTTCATTGTAGACAGGCTTTTATTGCACTGTGTCACCGCTGATCTGAATTCTTTTTCGCCATCGAGCGTAATGTATGCGCCCACTTTTTTCTTTGCCATTTCTTCTCTCCAAACCGGCATAAAAAAACCGCCTTCTCAGGCGGTTTTCATGCATCATCTACCAAAATCTTTTGCTATGCTTTCTTCTATGTATTTGTTCAATTCTTCTTTGACTTTTCGCTTTTCGCGTAAATGCCGTCCCTGAATTCCCGGTGATGCAAATTCATCCAGTTTGAAATAAATATGCCGTGGGATATAAATAATCAGAGCCGTTATAAACGGAAGCGCCAGGCAGAACAGTTTTCCTGTTGTGGCGAACTCAAAAAGAGAGGCTGTCGTAACAGACAGGAGCGCTGTCGCAATATAAATATGCCGTTTTGCATAAAATACAAGTATTCTATATATCACCCATGCATATATCTTAACTTTCTGCATTTCCAGTCCTCCTCTTCTTTCTACATCATACCACATTTTTCTTTACAAATCCATCATTGAAGCAATTTTCTGCTGCTCAAAAACCTGTCTTCTCATCGTAATATTATGCATTTTCTTGAATTCTTCAAAAAGATCGCACCATTTACCGAAATACATATGTGCAACCTCTTTTTCCGTATATCCAATCCGCATCCCAATAAGTACCACCCACGCAAAGTTTATCGGTTCTGGCTCTCCGCCTTCCCCTGCGTGGTTGTCGCGTTTTTTCTCTCAAAACATCTTGAGAATTCCTGATGCAAGATTGTAGATAATTCTCTTGGGTTGAAATCAATCTGCCGGATCAGTGTTCGATCACTGATTTCCGGAATCTCCTCTTTGTTTTCTTCCCGTTTGATTGCGAGTCCCTCCTGAATGAACCATACCGCTGCCTCGTTGATAATCTTGATATCCGGCATCTTGTAATGTCCAACAAGAAGCCCGTCTTCATTTCTGACTTCTTCACCGTATTCATCCAGCTCCGGTACGAATCCATTCAGCATATTTTCATATTTTCCAAGGTCCTCATACTTGTCCTGGATCTTCTCCAGGACAAGATTGTCACATTTCATAGGGTATTCTTTTCCAGATAATACGATTGTATTCATTTCTTCAAACATTTTCCTGCCTCCGATTATTCTGTTACTCCAAACATCGTATTGATCCATTTCAGCGCATCTGCTTCTGAGCTGCAAGCCTCTGTTTCTTTCCATGATCCGTCTTCCAGTCCAAGCGCTCTTCCTGAAATAGACGGTGTTTTATATTCAATGGAATCTCCTTTAGTTGAATAATCTTCTGATGGTTCCGTAAATTTCGCTTTTTTCAGAAAATTTCCAATAAAACTTCTGACTCCATCCACTTTTTCAACAGACACCCATGCCATTCCAACATAGTTCGCCTGGTCATCTACATTGAATTTTACATTTTTCTTTGCAGTATCAACCGTATGTCCAAACATTTTTTCGTGTGCTTCGATCGGAAGTGTACTGGTATTCAGTGTTACTTCCGCATAAGTAAACTCTTTGTCGTATTCCGCCTGCTTATCATCCGCATTTAGACTGCCTTCTGCATAATTCGGGTTTACCTGCAGTCCAATCGCCTTTCCGCAGGCAAAAGGCTTATCGTATTTTCCACTTTCTAACAATTTTGCAATAATTGGTTTTCTAAGTCCTACATATGCCATTTTATTCTTCCTTTCCGATTCCTGCCATTTCTTCCAGCCAGGAATCCGCTTCTTGCATTGTGTTAAATATTTCTTTTTTTCTCCATTGTCCGCCGTATGCCGGCACCGCTTTTCCTGATGCCTGCATTGTCACATACTTTAGTGCTTCTCCCCTTGTCTCTATGTCCTGTTCATCCTCTGTCAGCCGAACTTTATAGAGCCAGACTGCCACATAGTACGTTTTCCCATTACGCTTTTCTCTCACTCTGACTCCCAGACCAATGTATTCAGACAAATCTGTTTCATTCGATGCAGAACCAGTCTCTGATACTTCGAGTCCGAAAACTTCTTTTTCGGCCGTCTGGGTAATCTCCGAAGTTTCCAGCGTTACGGATGCATACGCAAACATTTCTTCCTCGTCTTCTGAATTGATGTCCCCGTATTCGCTAACATCTTCATATTTTGGATCAATTCTTATCCTTACAGCTGATCCATATCGAAATCCATTTGAATACTGGATTCCATTTTCCGTCTCACTGTATTTCGCGCCGACAACGTGTGCCAATCCTGTATAAGCCATCAGTCTTCCTCCTCAATATAGCAAGAAAAGCACAAATGGTAATATTTTGTTTCTTTCTCGTATATGGAATCTATATCAGTCACCGTAAATCCTGCTTTTCGCAATAATTTACGAATCGTTTTTCTGTCATCCATATAGTCTTCCCGGGTATATAAATGGATCTGCATGTGCAATGTCCATTCCTGGTCTTCATCATCAGCAAAACATTCCGCTGAATCAATTTCCGGATTATATACGATATATTTCCCTGGCGGGGATTCATAAGGACAGCACAGCGGCCAGATATTCTCTGTGATCACTCCCAGTGTGTTCTCTATTTTCTGATTTACATTCACGGTCCTGTCACCTCGTCAAACTTTCTCTGCATTGCTTCCAGACATTCTCCTTCTGCATTCTGTACTGCTTTGGAAATAACTGGTCTTGCCTGCTGCTTTGTTGTTCCATAATTGAGATATGCCAGTTTTTCATTCCGGCGAACACCTTTTTTGTCTTTTCCGCTCGCTGTGATCGTTACATAATGGCCTCGTTCATTCTTTTCCGGTTTCCTTGATTTGATTGATCCGGCAAGATCTCCCGTTGCATACCCTCTGTTTGCCTCTGCCTGCACCTGGCCTTTCAATTCTCTTTCCAGAATCGGTGCCGCCGCCTCCAACATATCCGGCGCATACTCATCTAATTTACCAAGCCGGTCCAGTTCTTTCGCAAAATCATCAAATCCTATCGCCTGAAATCCCATCTTAACCACACGTTATTTCTACGAAAGATTTTCCTTTTTTGTAAGCACGGATAATGTCGTACTCTGCCTCTTCGTAGATCACCTTTCTTGCGTATTCTGGTTTTCCATCTTCTCCTGGATGTCTGCTTGCTTCCCAGTCATCTGTCCTGAGTTTCAGTATAATGCGGGCATTTACTCCTGCCCGCATAGATTCATATGCTTCCGCTCTGGTTACGGATTTTTCCATTGCATATACTTCAACAGAACATCTTTTTCTTTCCGGGAAACCATTTTCATTTTTACAGATTTTCTCCCAGATCAGTTCCACCGTTTCCATTTTTCTTCTCCTTTGCATAATCCCCGGAAAGTGCCATGGAATCCCTCAGTTTTTCAAAGGCTGTCTGGAAGCGCTCTGTATTTTCATCATATCCGAAATTTGCTTTGCAATACAGGACCATTGCCTGATAGTACAGCGCATCCGTTGCCGGATTGCCGTACACACCAGTGTTTTCCAATTCTCTTACGCATGACATTGCCAGTTCATTGATTTCTTCATCGTTCCTGGTCCCGACACGTTTTTTCAGCCTCTCAATTATCCTTCCATCCATCTTAAGCCGCTTTCTTCTTCATGACTACAAGTGAATTCAGTTCCAAAGATTTTCCATCACAGATCATAACCGCCTTTGTAATCTCATCTTCTGTATCATTGTCCTCATACTTTTTAACAGTCATTGCATAATTCGTATTGAACATATAATCAGACCAGTCATACAGGAATGCTACTGTAGCGTCTGCTTCCGTTGCTGCCCCATAACTGTCCATGTAATCATTGAGCACTACTTTTCTTCCAAGAAGTGTGCGCTCTGGCTTTCCATCAATTCCCTGGTTTACTCTTGCGATTAGCTGTCCATTTGCATCCATTTCTCCGACAAATGCCATAAAAGTCTTTTTCGTCATATTCCAGACCGCACCATTTTCATACGCGAGCGGAAGTGCGGCTTCTGCTTCAACAAGTTTCTTGTATAAAGAATCTTTATCACCAACTTCGATGCTCTGTCCTTCCGGAGCTGTTTCATTTAAAATTCCTTTCGGTTTTCCTTCTCCATCTCCATTTACAATCGCTTCCTCCTGTGCTTTCACCATTGCTTCTGCAATGCTGTTTACAAATACAGTTTCAAATACAGCAAGTGACATTGTAACGGCTTCCAGTGTCATTGAAATTGCACATCTCAGCTTGAAACCTCTGATATCAATGTAGCCGGTTGTCTTTTTCTGTTTTTCACTTGTTCCGCCTTCTGCAACCCATGTTGCAACCGGTTTTACGCTTGAAGTTGGAATTCTTGCGCCTGGTGCAAAAGTGGTCTTCGTAACCAGTGGAAGAATCATACCGATTGATTCCATTTTTTCAATAATACGGCTAATCAGAACCGGCGCAATGACAGAACCGATATCTCCCGTTTTAGTCGGTCCGGCTTCATTTTTGAACTTCTCCGGAATCTTTGTTCCATTGACTACATAATTCATGAAGGCAATTCGATATTCCTGAGAGTTATAAATATTTTCCGGTTCTGAAACTTTTGCTCCAAAATCAGCCTTGCTGCCATTCTGTTCAAATACATTTGCCGGTTTCGGTTCTTCATTCAGTGCTTTGAAATTCGCCTGTGCCTGCGCAATCGCATCCCATTTCTCATCCAGAGCCTTTACTTCATCCATTTTAGAATCTGCTTCCTTGATCTTCCCTTCATTGATCAGACCTTCCGCTTCATCCATCAGTTTTTTTCTCATCGCTTCATACTGCTTTTTGTTCATCTTTTTTCTCCCTTCAATTTTAAAAGTTTTAACTTTTGCAGTGCCACTTTATCCGGAACTTCCTCTCCGGATTCCATCATTTTTCTTGCCGCATTCATCTTTGTCTGATCCGGCAATTTGAACATAGGTCCTGCCACAAGCTGTAAGTTTGTTTCCTTTTCTTCAAACATAACCTTATCAATCAGTTTCTTTTCTTTCGCCTGATCTGCAGTCAGCCAGGTTTCATGCTCCATCATTTCGAGTGCCTCTTCCTGGCTCATTCCGCTCTTGGCAACATACGCTGTACTCAACGCATTGTCTGCTGTTCGCAGCGTTTCCGCCATATGTTCCATATCGCTGTGATTTCCTTCTGTGCCCGAAGAAACACAATGTACCATCATCAGTGCTGTCGGGGACATTTCACAATATCCTGCCATTGCCACAATCGATGCAGCACTGCAAGCCTGACCGGTAATATAGATTTTCACATCTGCCGCACACTGCCTAAGCATAGTGTAGATTTCAGATCCTACATCAATGATTCCTCCTGGAGAATTTATCATGACCTCCACTTCGTCACCCGGCTGAACATTTTTCAGCACATCTGTTACATCTTTCGGAGCTGTGCTGTCCGCGCCGAACCAGTCATAATACCACTTATAATCGTTCGGGATCATAACGCCTTTAATATCAATCCTGTATTTCATTCTTCTTATCGCCTCCTTCCGCAGAATCAAGTAATCTTGTTATAATTTCCGCCGTGACCATATAATTTTTACTATCCATTTTTCCCAAAACTTCTTTCACCAGATTCACAACCTGCGTATCCAGTCTTCGTATCGGTTCGTCACCGCCAGGAATCGGAGCCATATTCAGCGTTGCTCTCCATTCATTCGGAAGCATTGCACCCCTGTCAACCATTGCCTGGAATGCCAGTTTTGTTGTAAGACTTGCACAGGAAAGATTGTTTGCTTCAAATTCGATCCGGTTTCCAAATCCCCGTTCTTTCCTGGTGAAGATTCCGGTTGTATAAGTCTGGTGCATCTGGACAACTTCCGGTTCGATTTCTGCTTCATAGTAGGCATTCCACTCATCCTCAGTGTAATCGCTCTGAACAATTTTCTTGTTGGTATTGAAAAATGAATAGATTCTTTCGATTGTGCGATCCGTCTGTGCTGCATTTGGAACGTAATCTTTTGGTTCAATTCGCTCCACCTTTGCCTTCGCATCCACGCCAGCCGCCCCGAACGTATCCGTTTCAACAGCCAGATAATTTTCAACGAACTTCTCAACATTTCGCTTGATGTCCTCTTCCCGCATCGATGAGCTGTAAGTCAGAAGCCACCGTATGATCCCGCTGTTCTTGATTGCGCGGATCATCCCTTTGTCAATCGTGCCGATCACATTCATCATCTGTGTAAGTGCCGGCGCAGGACTGTCTCCGAAAATATCATCTTCGTTGTAATCGTGGCGCAAATGGATGATATCTGCATAGCGGAACGTCCCACTTTTCCCATTACGATACAAAAATTTCAGGAACAATTCACCCGAACTGTCATACTTTGCCTCAGCGGATACGCATGGAACCGGATACAACTGCACCGGTTTCTCATTCTCGTCTCGCACAATCAATATAAATGCGTTATTATTCAGACATAACTGCGTAGCAACCTTTTCCTGCATCTGCTGCGCCGTCATATACGGGTTTGGTTCGGAAAGTAAAAATCTGATGTTTGCTTCCGGATTTACCTTGATCCCGCCTTTCGGATCATCCCTGATATGTTTTCCAACCAGCTTTCCAATCGCTTTCACCTTCGGACGGATGCAGGCTCTTACAATATCACTTTCATACAACTTTCCATCCCATGCATAGTAATAATCACCTGTCATGGTAATCATCTTGATCATGTTATGTTCTGTTGCCTTTTCGTCTGTCTTTGTTGGTTCTCTTTTCCAAAATGGTTTCATGTTACCTCCACAAAAATAAGAGCCCCCGGCTCTCTAAATCAATGACATATATTCATTTATGTTATCCTGCATCACTACATATGCATCCAGCAATGCCGCCGTTCCGTCAATCCTTCTTCTTGGGCTACTTGTTTTGATCGGCTGTATGTTATCGTTTTTGTCAATGTCTACTGCCGTATTACACAAACACCATTTATCAACCGGATTGTTGTTATATACAATCAGCTTTCTTTCTAAATCGGCTCCAAGACACTTCATCGGCTGCGATAAAGTCTTTTTTCCCTGAATCACCGGTATCATTGCTGATTTTCCGAAGTAGTCCTGCATATCTTCCACAAAATATTTTGCGCTCCATGCATCATAGCCAAACATATTCAAATAAATATCTTGCTTTTCCTGTATTTCTACAAACCAAGCTTTTACATCTCTGTAGGAAATCTTGTTTCCTGGACACGTCCGCACATATCCTTTTTCTATCCAGATATCGTATGGTACTTTGTCCTCTGTCACATGTTTATCTACCAATTCTTCTGGAATCCAATACATAGAAATTACATAAATATGTTCATCGTCCGGAACTTTAAACAATACTTTCGCTGCTGTTAAATCCGTTGTAGACGACAGATCAACTCCACCGATTCCATATCTCGGCTTTAATGCTTCCAGATCGTACTTTTCCGGATTATTCGCCTGTTCAAATGTGAGCCATGCCTCTGATGAAGTTTCCCTGATATTAAACTCTTTACAGAGCAGATTTTTTACCATGATTGGATTCTTCTTGGCTTTTTCCACCTTGTCTTTCAAAGTTTTGGCATTCTTGATTGTCCCAAGTCCCGGATTGGCTTTCATCCAGCATTCTTCCTGTGTCCATTCTTTCCGATTGTCCAATTCATATATAAATGCAATCAGATGTTCGTCTTTGTAGCCATCTGGATCAAAATATCCATTGATCACATTCTCTGCCTCTTCATATTTCTGATCGTATATGTCCTCCCGGATAGTTCCGGCTGTTGAAGTAATGCTGATCAGCGGCTGTTCTCTCGCTGTGATTCCATCCGCCATGATGTCATACAAAGCTTTTCCCTGTTTCCACTGGTGGATCTCGTCCATTAGAACACAATGGATATTAAGACCATCCAGAGTATCACTATCTGAAGCCAAAGGTTTGAATACACCATCATTGAACTCTGTCGTAAGTTCTGCCACCAAAGGTTTTACTCTTCTCAGAAGTGATGGTGATTTCTTTACCATTCTTTTTGATTCCAGCCAGATAATCTTACTCTGATCTTTCTTAGTGGCAACCGCATATACTTCCGGTCCCATTTCTCCATCAGCAGTAAGCATATAAAGACCAACTACAGATGCCAGAAGAGATTTTCCGTTTTTCTTTCCCACAATCAAGATCGATTCCCGGTATTTCCGATTGCCCTCAATATCAATAAATCCAAACACTGTTGCGAGATAAGCTTTTTCCCACAATTCAAGCAAAACTCTTTTCCCGCCAAATTTTCCTTTGGAATGTCTGCAGTAATTTTCAGCAAACTCTATCACATGATTTGCTCGCTTAGGACTGTAATAATATTCTCCTGGGTTTTGAATATCATAAACAACTTTCTTGTAAGTCCGATACACCTTATTCGATACAATAATTTCTTTGTTCTGGATCTTTTCCCAGTATTCCAGAACTGGATTGTATTCCTCAGGGTATCTAATCATCCCTGCCATTTACAAAATCCTCAAATCCATCATTTGTCTTGGTCGCCACCTGCTCTTTCGGTACCAAATCCGTCAGCTGCTTTATGACAGCCATATAGTTTTTGATCATTGTATTATATATTTCAACTTCTGCAGACTTCTTGACGCCTTTCTGGTTCGCACCATTCTGGTATTCTTCTGTGTAACCTTTTTCGGCAATCTTTTGTCGCAATTCATGTAGAGAAGCGCCCATGAAAGCAGCCTCTTCTACGAGATTTTCTGTCGCTTTTTTCGTTTTTTCATCAAGCTTTTTATAGATTCCGCCAAGTTTTCTTTTCTCGGCCGCAATAATCTGTTCTTTGGTTTTCCCCTCGTATTTCGCCACTTTTCCAGGTTTCTCCTTCCTTTTTTCGTTTATTTTTTTCACCATTACCTACACCCCCTCACGCGCGCGACCTGCGTGTTGCATGGAGGTAGGACTGTGGTCAGCCGTGATTTTTTACAAATTATTTTTCAGGGGGGAGTACGACCATTTCCCCCTCGCTATCAAATTCATATTTCACAAGACCGTCCGCCGGTCCATCTTTCATATTTTCTTTTTGATGGCAGATATGGCAGTCATACTTTAGATTATTAAATCCTAACGCAATGTCCAAGTCACTGATGTTCTGTGGTAGGTCGTGTTCTGTTCCGTTTCGATCTGTGCTTTCACCGCCGGTCCTTTCTTAGTCTCGCATTCTACCAGAGCGATGCACTTTCCGTTTTTTGCGGTTGGTCCCCGGAAGTTTACTTCCGTGAACAGTTCTATCTTCATCTTCCGTCCTCCTTATCCGGATCATTTCATAATGCCGATATGGAAATCCGGTTGCTTTGTTGATTCCTTCAAAATAGGTGTCCTTTACTATGTAGTATCCTTTTTTCGGTCTCGGTTCTTTTTGCCACCGGTACAGAATATCCGTCTCCGGTTCCGGAAGCGGCATATTTCTGGATCTTGAAAAACTCGCTTCTTTGATCTTGTGATCCAGAACACCGTCCTCCACATATTTTTTCTGTGTTTTCTCATTTTTTGTGATGTACTGGGCGAGTTTCCGGAACTCTCCTTTTTCGTATAGCAACTGCTTATTCCGAACCTTCCCATGCTTCCAAGCTGCAGCTATGATCAGATCGGTATCCTGGATTCGGTTCAGAACTACATGAACATGCCAGTTGCCAGACGGCGTGCATTCAATATTCCGGAGCCACCGGAGTTCCTCGCCACGTTTCCGGTATTCTTTCTTGCAATATTTATAAAAATCTTCAAAATCTTTTACCGCTTGCTTCATGTCCGCCGGACGTTCTTCTTTCGGATATGTGAGAGTGAAGAAGTAATCATTCACCTTGAAGTACATCCGGAGTCTGTGACGTGCTTTCCTTTCCCTGGTCCATTGGTTGACCTGCTCCACTTCCTCCGGTGTGGCTTTCTTCTTTTTGGCTCTCTTCTCTCCCGGTGCTCCATATCTTCCATCCAGATATTCCTGTCT